ATACATAATTCTATAATTCCTTGTCAATTTTTCTTTCGATTAAGGAAAGATTGTGGGTTTTGTGTGAATGGTGTGTTATGTGATGATTGTGAGAAAAAAGGTGGACTCAATGCTATACATATTGCAAACAACTATTATCTTGTTCCAAGACATTTTTTTGAAAAAATAGATAGTAAATTTAGGTATTGGATAGATATATACAAACCAATAACTAGATATGTCGAAGATGAGAAAATAGTTGATTATGTGATAGGTAGAGTGAAGACAGTTGAATTCGAGGAGAAGAACTTAGTGTTGATGGGTGATAGGGACATGAGTTTGTATCACATACCTACTATGCCTATGATTAAGAATAGTTTACAGTACTTTGTGAATCGAGAAGAGTTACCTTATATTAAAGAAGAAGGGAATTTGATTGGTTTATCAGGAATATGTAGAACTAGAGTGGGAGAATATGAGAAATATGTTGTAAGGAGTGTTAGTACAGTGAGTGCAGAGAGAATAGGGAAAGTTTGCTATGATGTGCAGACTAGTTATTCAGACAAGATACAAACATCTTGGTCTAATATAACTATGGGATTCTCGTATATGGCTAATACGCAACAAGGAGATTGCGGATCATTAGTTATACTGTATAACAATGCTTTACAACATAAAGTAACAGGAATTCATCTCTGTGGTGGGAATGATGGAAGTGGTCATTCAGCTATAGTTACTCAAGAAATGTTGAAGGAATATTTACCAACTTTTGTTAAGAAACAAAGTTCATTAAGTGATTTGAAAGCGCAAGGATTGGATGAAGCTGATCAAGTTAAGGTGGACAAGTTTCTTGGTAGAAATTGTTTTAATATAGAATGCATAGGTAAAGTCAACACAACATCAACAACTCCTAGAAAAACAGAATTTTATAGAACTGGATTGGACGTTAAACCAACGAAAATACCGTCCGATAAGTGTCTTGCACCTGATCCTTTGTTAATTGGAGTCTTACAATATGGAAAATTGGTCCCTGAAATTAAATTAGATAATTGGATTAAAAACTATATTGTTAGACAATACAAGAATACAAAGGATGGTAGGATTCTAGGAGTAGAAGAGGCTTTAAATTCTCTAGGTAAAATGAGTGCTGTTAACTTGAATACATCAATGGGTTACCCTTATGTTCTTGAAGGTGTGAAGAAGAGGGATGTGGTTGATGAAGTTAATGGTGTTTATACATTAAAAGAGAAGTATGATAGTGAAATGAGAGGAAAAATCATGGAATTCATAGAAAATGAAGTTCAGGTTGTTTATATTATGGCATTAAAAGATGAATTAAAAGAAGTTGGGAAACTATGTAGATCTTTTGAGATACCTCCTTTTTGGTTTACAATACTAACAAGGATGTATTTTGGAAGTTTTATAGATATGTTTCACAACAACTATTTGCAATTTTTTAGTGCCATAGGTATGAATCCTGAAAGTTCGGATTGGTCTAGAATGATTAATAAGTTACGGAAGATATCACCATTATTTGTAGACATAGATTTTAAGAAATATGATAAAGTATTATTATCAAGTGTTCTAAATATGGCGTGTGAAACCGTGAATTTATGGTACAAGGAGAATAGTCCTACTTGGAAGAAGGAGGATGATTTGGTACGAAATAAGATAGTGAGAGCTATATGGTCAGGGTTATTACTATATATGATCTATATATTTTTAGTTTATCTAGGAATGAGATCAGGATGTGTTTTAACAGGGATGTTTAATACGATCGGTCATGCAATTATGTTGTTGCAATGTGTAAGTAGGATATTACCGAACGCATATGAAAATAATGTTGATGAGATTATACAATTTGTTTTGTATGGTGATGATGGATTGTATTCGATTAGTCCAGATTATATAGATAGACTCAATAGGATAACACTTATTGAAGAATTTCAGCGAAATTTTTTAATAGTAGGTACTGATGGTAAGAAGACGGGAAGCATAGTAGCGTGGGATTATTTACAAAATGTTACTTTTTTAAAAAGAAGTTTCGATTTGAGAGATGGTGTAGATTATCCCAATTTAGATTGGATGTCAATGGTTTCGATGTTGAATTTCGTAAGATATAGTAAACATGTTTCTTTTGATTACCAGTTTAAATTTAATTTAGATGTGTTTTCCCGTTTTTTATATTGTTATGGACCTAGTGTATATGCTATTTGGGCTAAGATTTTTGATTTGCCCTCATATATGCGTTTAAAAAGCATATATGAGAGTAGTGGATTTGATTTATTTTAATTTTTATATTTTAGTTATGTACATAGTAATTTTATTTATAGATACAATTATTAGTTTTATTTTAAAAATTTCAATTAAG